ATCCACAGAAACACGTGTGTCAAAATTTGGCACACCGGCATCTACAGCGCGAACAACCGTCATTGCACCTACCTTGATTGTGTATGATGCAAGTGAACGCGTAAGCACTACTCTCATGTAGCGATTGTTGTAGTTTTTCTGGTCTATCTTGAATCTAAAGAATCGCTTCTGCATAGGAGGAGGGTTGCAGCATGAGTAGCAGGTAAAGTCAACCACTTCAGACATCGTTATCTCCCCAAGAACCTCTCCTGTCGGTTGCATATTGTCATCGAGCATATCAATCGTTATCTTGCTCACACCGTCAATAAAGCAGCCAACAAGATAGTTCATGTAGCTTATGTCGTAGATGTTGGTTACAGTCTCCGCAGTGCTTACACTTTTAGTTGTAGGAACATCGTCTATTTGTCTATAGTCGTTACCAGCAACAGGCTCCCACGCGTCAGAACTTGGAGGGAACTCCATGTTCCCAGCCTCTCCACAGATGTAATCTGTCTTGAGGTCTGCAATATGCGCGCGATCTCCTATTTGGTAATCAGTCTTAGTGCTGTCCCATTCGGGGTGCGTGCTCCCCCCAAATGTTGTACTTACAAGCCCACCGAAAAATCTTTTTTCATACACTTCTCCGTCGTGCATTGTCGATAGTGTCAGCGTCTTTGGGAAGCCCTCAAGCATCTTGGAATTGTTACAACTCATTACACAGCCTCCGATATGATTGGTTTATCTGTATTGCGAGCTACACGGCTGTTAAGTAGATACTGCTCTTCTCTTAGCTTGTGTAACTCTTTGTTTATCTCATCAAGCCGTTTTTCAACTCCGGCGTTGGGGTTTTTCGGCTCAATTCTCCTGATACGGTCATTCAACCGTGCCGCCTTGAGGAAATATTCCTCCCGTGTCGTGCTTGAAGTTTTGGCAAATTCCAAAGAACGCTTGTAGGCACTCATAGCACCGTTGTAGTCACGGTTGTTGATAGCACGCTCAAGGCTTCCGTAAGCCTGTGCCTGTGTGGTGTTAAATAGCTCTCTGAACGCATTTCTTGCACCCAGCTTGAAGTCATTTAACCCTTTGTTTAAGTTCTCAACCGCGCTGTGGTACTCCTTAATAGCACTTGACATTTGTTTCCATTTTTCAAGTTCCTTATCGTCGATACCTTTGGCGACAGCTTCATTGAACTTTTTCAGGAAGTTGTCATAAGTTAAGCCGTAAAGCTTTGTGTACTCTTCTGTCGCTTTTAGCTTAATCTTAGCCGCTTCAAGGTTGTCGCCTGTCCATTCTGCTCTTAGATTGGCGATTTCAAGAAGTCTTTTTTGCAGGTCTGACATAGCCTCTGCTGCCTTATTAGTCGCATCAGCTACACCGTTTGCGCTGTCGTTGTAGTAGTCTGCAAACTGACCCATGTTCGACATTAGCGTGCCGTACAGTCCCTCAAGGTTTGACAACTCCGCCTCTGCAGCTTGAATGGCAGGGGAGGTGATACGGCTGTAGTCTATGTTCCCCGCAGCATCCACCGCCGTCTTTGCCCCATCTACAGCAGCTTCTGCCGCACGTCCAGCCATAGCTTGGATACTTGAGTGGATAGACTTACCAAATCCTACCGCCGCACGCCCTGCATTGTGAGAGCTGTCAATAAGGTAGTTATTAGCCGATACCTGACCTTTTATGACGTTCGCCTGTGCCTGTGCTATCTGCCCTTTCGCGTTCAGCTCTCCGTAAGCGGCTGCCAAACTCATCTTTCCGGCTGCCACTTTCGCGGCTATTTCTGCCTTGAGTGTATTGATCGTTGCCCTGATACTAATGATCTTTGCTTCTGTCTCTTTTTTAAGTGCTATAAATTGTGCTTTTGACGCGGGGAGGGCTACATGGTAAACAGATAGCGCATATTGAAGTTGCTGCTTCATATATTCTCTCTGCTCACCGCTGCTTAGCATACTTCTAAATTCCTCTTGCGCGCTCTTCCACTGGCTTAAACCGCCTGCAAGTTGCACAAGTCTGTCCGCTGTCGCGAAATCGTCTATTGCCTGCCCAAAATATGCAAACTCTTTTTTCACTGTCTCAAACTCTGTGGCGATACGCACAAGGCTCTGAACGTACTCCTCTCCTGCAAGTTGGAGGCTGTTCAGTTTTGCGATGTTTTCGGGCGATGCTATGGAATTAATAGCCCCGCTTACAGCATTGTTAAGCTGCTCTGTCAATGCCGCGTTTATCGCTTTAGCCTGTTCCTCCGGTGACAGGTCTTTTAAGTTCACTTTGCCTATGCTGACAACGTAGTCATTGATCTTCTGCTGTATTGCGTCCGTATTAAGTCCGAGCGTATCGAGTGCGGTAGATGCAGCATCGATGCCGTCCTTGAACGCTGCCCCAAGCTGCTTGGCAATTTTGGGCGGCAGTTCACTCGCTGTCTCTTTGATCTTCTCACTATGGAAGATGCCGAGAAACGATGATGACTTTTTGATGGCCTGATACTTATCCGCATTTACCCCCTCGACAAACCCTGCCACAGCCTGATCGTAGAACTTGATACCTGACCCGATCAGCTCAGTAGTTGACGCGGATATGAAGCCCCCCAGCACACTTGACGATTTTGGCGTGTAGTTCGCGCCTGACAGATCAAGAGATGCAGAAGATGCCAAAGCCGCCAAGAGGTTGTTGTCCATGCTCTCCAAGTGTGTAAGCATTTGACGTGTTGCCGTAAGCTGTGGATCCTGATACTTTTTGAGCGTCTCGACAATCTGCGCCGTGCCTTTACTCTCAAACTCAGTACGCCCAGCCGCTGCCTTAATCTCTGCTTCAGTAAGCTTAGAGCCAAACATAGATGTGATAGTACCAACTGCTTCACCTAGACCTGGGATAACCGCATCAAGTGCTTTTAACCGCATTTCCCCAAAAGCGTCTGCGACATTCATGTCACTGCCGGACTTGAACGCATCAGAGAGAGAACTGAATCCGTTTAGCATATTGTCGAACAGGTGTCCGAAAACGCTGTCATTTTTGATGCCAAAAGCATCTTGAATTCTATCTGCTACAGATTTAGCCGCTTCTTCCCCCTTTTTTGTAAAGTCATTCCACATTGCGTCATACGCTTTTGACATCTCTTCTTTAGAGAATAGACCAGACTTCATCATCTCTTTTAGTTTTTTTGTTGCGTCTATCGAGAATACTTCTTTTTTATTACCTATTAAGCTATAGTATTCACGCCTAATTGACAATGCTTTCTCCGCTGCTCTTTTTGCAGCCATTGCAGAAGAATGGGAAATTGCAGAACTTCGCTCCTTATCTCTTTTTATTTGATCCTCTATTCTTTTAATCTCTATCGTATAGCCAAGCTCTGCTTTTTTTAGTTCAAGCTCTCTCTTTAAAGGATCTTCTATAAGCGATGCTCTCTCTTTTGCAAGTTCATAGCTTTTTTTTGCCGCCTCTTTGCCGCCAATTATCCCTTTTTCTGAATCAATATCTATGATTGTTTGCGCGAGGCTGAAGGCGTTTGAGATCGTCTTTTTTAGTTCAGAATTTATCCCATTAACGGCTGATGAAACCCCATCAGCCGCTGAAGCCGCAGCAGTAAAACCATGCTCTGCATCATACGTCCCATCTACGACATGTGACAGTGAGTCTATTTGGTCATTTATTTGCTTTATAATCTCTTTATTATGTTCTATCTCTGCCCTGATAGATACACTGCTTTTTGTTCTTTCATGATTTCTCCCCTCTTCGATTTTCACTTGCGTATAAAGTTCTTGCGTCTCTTCTCTGACTGATACAAGACGATCCTTCAAGAAGTTTATCTTGTCTATCGCTTCTATCTTCTTCATTTTTGAGAGAATTGAATAATTCTCGTTTAGGATAGAATTTAATCTCTCCTGCTCATCTGCCTCTTTCCCAGTTACATAATTCCAAGCCTCAAAAGCAGCAACAATCGCCAACAATGGCAAGTTAGTTGCGACTATACCCTTTATCGCTACACCTATCCTATGCAACGCTATAGAAGCGCCTATGCTCCCTGATCTTAACAGTTGAAGTGTTGTACTTGACCTTACAGCATCTACAGAAAATGCACCGAGTTTGACTGATGCCACAGACGCACCAAGTATAGCTATTTGCTTTGCTACTGATACAATTGCTGCCTTGTTCTCTACAATAGCTCTTGATGTTGCGATTATAGAAGATGTGAGTGTCTTACTTACGCCAAGTTGATTATCTATTGTACCTATAAGTTCAACTGAACTATTTTTTAGAGCAGTAAAAGAACCAGATATAGAAGCGCTTACTTTACTGAATTCTTCATTTATTATAGAACCCTCTTTTCGTATCGCTTCTATAACTTTTTCGGTAGTCAGCCCACCCTGCTCGGCTACTCTTCTAAGGTCTCCATATGCGATACCCATTCCGTCTGCAATAGCCCTTGCAAGTCGTGGGGCTTGTTCCATGACGGAGTTAAGTTCTTGCCCTCTCAATGTCCCACTTGCGAAACCTTGACTAAGCTGCAATAATGCAGCCTTTGCGCTTTCTGCACTACCGCCGGAAATGGTAATTGACTTAGATATTGCATCGGTAACAGACAACATGTCTTTTTGTGAGTAATTAAGCTCTTCAGTAGACTGTTTTATCCTGCGATACAGATCGGCTGTATCCTCTAAGTCCACCCTTGCGTTATTTGACAGAACAAGCAACTTACGTCTCGTATCAATAAGCTCCTTTTCGCTGTCAGTTACAAGTCTAATTCTGTTTGATATGTTTGTAAAAGAGTCTGCAAGTCTCGATATTTCTCGAGCACCGAGCCCTGCAAGAGATATCCTTGCGATGTCCCCGAAGCTCTTAAATGACCTTTTGACAGAATCGACAGTCTTTGTAAGTGACTGCACATCACGCTGTGAACGCTTGATACCTTGTACCAGCTTTGCAGTATTAGCGTCAAGTGTGATTGTGACTGTTCCAGCGTTTGCCATATTATACCCCTGCCAATTCGTTTATCTGTTCAACGGTCATCTCTTCGATGCCGATACCTTGCTTCTCTTCTCTCTCTTTTGCAATGAGAAAGTCCGATACATCTACATTTTTTACGCCAGTCTTTGCTGTCTGAATGTAGAGAAGTTGCGCCATTTGCAGCTCTTGCGTGCTTGGCACGGTTGATAGATATTCTGCCCAACCTGCAAGTTCACTTGCTGTCATAGTCTGCTCAAGCTCCTGTACTGTGCGTCCAAGAGCAAGTGCGAGCTTGAACTTTAGCTCTTGCCCTTTGACTTTTTTGGCTTATCCCACTCATCGAGCGCGGCGATGATCTCGTTCACACCGTCCATCGCTTCAGGGGAGAGGCTGCCAAGTTCTGCGGGCTTCATCTTCGGCTTGACAAGTGCAAGCGATACACGCAGGATATTCGCCTCTTGCGCCTTGGAGATTTTCACGTTTATCTCACCACTGTCTAGCTCTTTTGGCGTAGCATCGCTAAGAATCATCGCCTGCACTCTATTGCTCTCTTCGATAGTGAGCTTCTTGATCGTTACCGTTCCGCCCCACGCTTTCACATCCACCTCTTTTGTCGATGTGTCAAACTTCTGTTTTAGGTCGTTAAGTGTTACTTCTGCCATCTCTTATCCTTACGCTGCCGCTGTTTCTACTGGGTCGCCTGCCTGCACTACCGCCGCTTCAGTTTTCCACACACCGCCGCTTTCTCCAAGGTGCTTGTAGCCATTCACTTTGAATGGGATGATGTATGTAGTCCCTGTAGTTTCTGCGTCTGTAGCATTGTCCATCGTCAGCCTGAACTCAACAATGGTTGTGCCTTTGCTGTCGTGCGCCTGTTTCATCTTCGTATCAGCGGCATTGGTAAGTGCCTGCGTCCACGCGTAATCAAACGTCTGATCCTCATACTTTTTCGCGCCAAACACCTTTTCTGTGTCGCCAGTCTCGAGGCACGGGTCTGTTTCAGATACGTCATACGTCCCAAAGTCGATAGTGATTGCCCCTGTGTTACATACGAACTTTTCAAAGACCGTTTCGCCTTGCAGCCGCACCTCTACAACCGTTCCGAGGTATTGTGTTTTTCCTGTGTTAGCCATTGCTACTCCTTTGTTTTAAATTGGATGATCTGTACATAAAGCTTACTCTTAGTGTCATACCCATCCTCCACGGCGATATCTCCGACAAATTCAGGGAATGACGCGACAGCTTGCTTCACCTCGTTTTTGATTTCCTTGTTTGATAGATACTCCTTGTGATACAGATGCAGCACCCACGACGTCTCTATCTCAGAGCATGAGAACTCTTGACGAGTCAGCTCCTCATTTACTGTATAGACCATCGCAGGCTTTGCCGTGTCCTGGTGCATAATGTTTGCAAAGATACGACCGCTAAGCGATGGCACATTGGCGACAAGATGGTTATACAGTCTCTCTTCGATGATCATCGTCTCAACCTCTCAAGCTCTTTAGGCACGCGCTTGACAATGTATGCGCGAAATGCCTCGACGGCTCTTGTCTCAGATGCCTTGGCTGCTGGGACAAGGAACGGTCTGGCACTCATCTTTTTAGTGCCGTGCTCCAAAAAGTGACCATAAAATGCCGTTGCCTTCACTTTCATTTTTGCGGCGGCTGTACCTACAAGTACCTTTTTTGTGAAGTTCACTTTGGTCTTTGGCAGGACAAAGTATCGCACCACATCGTCAGGTGTATTTGACTTTTTTGCTTTTCCAATGCCTATGGATCTCTTAAGCAAACCAGTCTTTACAGGCACCCTTGCCTTTGCCTCTTTGGCTATCGTGCTCGCGGCGGCTCTTGTAGCTCCTACTACGACTTTCTCTTTCATCACGTCAGGAAGCTTGCTAATCACCTGTTGTACTTCGCTCCACTCATCAGTCATCAAGCACCTCCTTTGCGATGATCTTCATCATCCTGTCACGCTCGTTGATGTTTAGTACGGCGATGATCTCAAAGACTCTGCCGCGTGCGACAAGCTGCATCTTTGGGTTGATGCCGTCAATCCATCGCGTGAACACTTCATGTGTCGCAGTGGCATACTTCTGATGAGACATGTACTTTTCACTGCCTGTTACAGGGCGGATGTCGCACCACGCCTTGGTAATCTCTGTCCATGTCTTGGTAATCCCGCCAGCAGCATCTTTGGTTTGGCTGGGCATCTGTATGGTGCAAAGGTGTCTAAGTCTGCCCGTTTTCATACCAACCCCACTCTATACTCATCAAGAAGGTGATCGTGGTAGCGTTTTTTTTTGTCGCTCACGATCGTACCGTCCACCAAACTTTCTCTATGCTCAAACAGCGTGAGCCCTGTGATGAGTATCCACATCTTTATCCGATCAGGTATCTCTGCGTATCCTGTGGTGACCCTGACAACTATCTCTCCGCCGTCCCAATCGTCAGGAGGGGTACCAAAGTCGATCACACTCTCTTTTAGTGCATAATCAACATAAACCTTTGCCGTGCCGTCTTGTGCTGTATATGTAACACTCTCAACGCTTTGTGCCGGCGGTTTTGGAAGCTTTGCGCTTGAGAAGTCCTCTAGATAGACATCGATCGTCACTACTCCAAGACCAAGACCCGTGATGTCAGATGCTTGCATCGTTGCAGACGCGATCGTCTGTGTGATTACTGCATCTTCATCGTTTCCGATTACTCTGTAGTATGCTTTCGCATCATCGAGCGATACGGCTGGTGTTGGCGGTGTGACGATCTCATATCTCACTTTGTCTCTCCGATCTTGGAGTCACGATCTCTTAGAGATGCGACAAGTTCCGCTTTTTGAATGTCGTCTATCGTTGCTCCTGCAATCGCGGATTCAAGCTCTACGACTCTCTCATAGAGTGAATTGAGTTCAAGCTCATAAGCTTCTCTCTCAAGCCTTGCTTTGTTTTGCTCTTCGATCTGCTTTCGCTCTTGGGCTTCTTTTTCGTAGGCTGCTTTGGCTGATGCATATACTTTTTTGTTTACAGGCTCTGCCGATCCTGCCGCTTCAAGCTTGACGGCTTCTGAGATAGACAGCTCTGCCTCATCGCCTGGGGAGTACGAGGCATCAACCCCGCTCATCCCGACAAGCAGCTTCATCTTTACCTTTTCCATGGTGTGTCCTTATGCCATCTTGAGCGTTTTTGCGGCATCGGCAAGTGTGAGTTTGCCATCTACTCTTTTTCTTACGCGGAAGCCAACCTCACCTGTGTCTGCATACTTCTCAACAAGTCTTTGCAGATAGATGCCGCCACGGTCTGCGATGTCGTAGTATCCAAAGTTTGCGATGACAGCAGGTGTTGCCCCGGTAGCCACTGCGTCCATATACTCGCTCTCTCTAAGCGGCTTTCCAAGCAGCATATCAGGCTCACCCGCTTTATATGAAGGCTCCCAAATGTACTGACCGTTACCGTCTTTGAGCTTTCTAACAAGCTTCACAAAGTCTGATGACCCGACAACGACTGCGTCTTCTCTGTATCTGGCAGAGAGAGAATAGACAAAGTCCATCACTTCGTCACTCGTGAACGCTGTTGTCGATGCAGTTGTGACCCCAGCTGCTGCGGATGTGGTAATACCGGTGGGCTTGTCGACACCATCGCCTGAGATGAACGCTGTTTCTTCTGCTGCATCAAGCCCCCAGATGATCTTCTTCTGAAGATGTGCTTCAAGGTTGAATCCGGAGTCCTCAAGCAGCTCTTCTGATATCTTGATGATGCCGCCTACTTTGTGCGCACCGATTGTCACATTGCCAAATGTGAGGTCTGTTTGCCCATATGGTGCTTTTTCTGCGAGCCATCCAAAATCAGGGATAGAGGTATCGACCGGGATGTCTGTTTCTGATGATGTGGTGTACACATTTGCAAGGCTTCTGATCCAGTTTCTTTTTTGAAGTCCAGTGATGATCTCATTTGCGATCACTGTCGGGACAAGGTATCCACCCTTGTTTGGTGTGCCTTTCTCCAGACCTACGTTTAGCATCTGTTTTTGGTCTTGTGTAAGACCGTTTGCCCCGTGCTTGACAAGCGCGAAGAATGCCTCTTTGTACTTGTCCTCATCTACAGGCTTGCTGTTTTGCGCGGTTGTTAGCGGGTTTGTCATTGGCTTGTCAAGCGATGCTTCGAAGTCATTTAGGCTCTTCATTCTCTCGATCTGCGCACCAATCTTCTCCATGTCACTTTCCATAGCAGAGTATTTCTGCTCCTGCTCTGCCGTAAACCCTTCCGGATTTTTGTTTACCATGTCTCTCATGTCGTGTACAAGCTTGTTGCGCTTGTTGATCAGTTCTTCAATCGTCATACTTCTTCTCCTGTAATTAGTTTAAACCGTTTAGCGACCATTTCGCCGCTAATGACCTTTGCAGGCTCATCTTCTTTGTTTGGCAACAATGCCGCCATCTGTTCAAGCGGCGGCTCTTCGGTGTGCTCTTTGACGCTTCTGCTGCACGCTTTGAAGCGCTCTTTTGCCATAGCAAGTGCCTCTTTTTTAGGTGTGTTGTCTGCATCTATCATCTCATCGGCAAACCCTCCCTCTTTGATATCTTCTCCAAAAAAGTAAGTCTCATCAGCCATAAGCTTCAAGACATCCTCTTTGCTCCGCCCTGTACGTGCAGCGTATGCTGACGCGATAAGCCCGGTAAGCCCCTCGGCTACATATGCAGCAGCCCTAAGCTCTCTATGATCACCGACAGCGACTGTCCAGACGTTGTGGATCATGAAAGTGGCGTTGCTCATTGTCTCGATTGTGTCACCTGCCATCGCGATATAGGAAGCGATAGAAGCGGCAAGAGAGTTTATGCGCACTGTCACACCCCCCTTGTCATACTTATTGAGGGCGTTGTATATCTTCACACCCTCGAACACATCGCCGCCCGGTGAGTCTATGATCACACTAATATCTCCGGTTGCCGAATTGAGTTTGGACTGGATACTTTCGGCTGTAACTCCCCAGTACCCGATCTCTCCGTCTATCTTAATTTCCATTTGCTACTCCAATCTTGTCAAGTGTGGTCATATTAAGCTGCATGTAGTGTTTGTCGCCCTCAGCCCCCATTGGGTTGAAGCCCTCAAGTGAGCGGATCTCGTTTGGGGTGATCGCTCCGATATTCAAAAGTGTACGATACCCCTCTGTGCGCGTCTTGTAGTCGCCGCGCATTAACGAGTTCAGGTTGAATCGGACAAAGGTAGTGTTGTCTACACCGAGTATCTGCTTCTTGATAGCCTGTTCAATCTTAACGGCAATCGGCATCAGCGTGTTTACAACGAAGTTTGTCGCCATCTGCTCCATGTTGTTAAATGTGCTTTTGTCCATTTCGCCAAGCATGTATAGCGGCACCTTGAACAGACCGGCTATCTCTGCTTTTTGGAACTTTCGTGTCTGAAGGAACTGGCTATCTTCATTTGAGAGGCTAAGTCGGGTGTATTTCATCCCTTCTTCAAGTATCATTGTCTTCCCGCTGTTGCTTGCCCCTGAGTATTTTTTTTCAAAGCTCTCTCTTAGGCGGTTGTATGCTTCTTCGCTCAGTTTCTGTGGGTGTTCAAGTATCCCAGATCCATTCGCCCCGTTCTTGAAGAAGTTGACACCAAACTGCTCTGTCGTCTTTGACAGTTCAATAGCTTTTCTGTTGTACTCAATAGGGTTGAGCCCGTCAAGTCCGGTTTGATCAGGCAGCCCTTTTATGTGCAGCACTTCATCGGACTTCAGCGGTACCTGTGTGCCATCGATATTGTATAGATAGACGATCTCTTTATTCTCGTTCAGCATCACCTGCATATTGTCTGCAATAAGTGGGTAGATGCCGATGATCTGCATTCGGTTGTTTCTAATAATCTGTGAGAAGTGCCGACCTCTTAGGTTGAGATCTGTGATGATCATCTGCCGCCATTCAAAACTTGTCATGTATGGGTTTGGTGAGTATTTGATAAGTTTGTAGAGTGGGCTTTTGCTATCTTTTACTTTTTTGTTGTTTTCAAATCTGAATATATCCAAAGATACAGACGCTATGGCATCCGCTATCGCCTGATTGCAGGCATAGACAACGGTGTGCTGTAGTGCTGTTTCTGAGTTTACAGCACCGGCATCTCCTGAAACAATGAACTGTCTCGCCTGAGAGGTAGGCACAGGGAAGAGCTGTTCATCTTTGTTAAAAAAGCTTGAGAAGAGAGCCATTATTTACCACCTCTTGCAGATGCTACAAGCAGATACAATCCAAAAACCACACTGATAGCAAGAGATACGCCGAAGCTCTTCACCCCGTAGTCACGTACGATAGACTGCACGGACACGCCTATCGCTGCTGATAGTGTTACGGCATAGAAGAAAAGGAAGTAAATCACTGCGATATTTTTCATAATCGCAGTATGACACGGATTTTGATATGCTGCTAAAAGTATTTATTGAGAGTAAATGTTTTTGTCTTTGTAGTCTCCAAAGAGCATCCAATCTACAGACAATTTATACCTGATACAGAAGTTGATAACATTATCGTACGGTATATAGTCTTTTGTTTTGTAGATGCGGACGGTGTTGGTTGTAAGTCCGAGTGCATTACCCACATGCACATCTTTGACGATACCGTCAACCTCAGCGCTAATCTCATCTTTCACGCGTTCCACTATTTCTCTGAAGCTGTTCATATCGAAAGCACTCCCCTCTCCTCATAGACTGATGTCGTCTCCCCAGCGTCCTCGTGTATAAAATAGGCAAGTGTGTTAATGATGGCGGCGATACCGTCGATCTTTTTGTTGTAGTCTGACTTGTCAGGCTTCATCTCCCCGTAGCTATTGTACACAACGCTCATGTTTGAAGCCATCCAACGCAACACTGGGTTGCCATCGTGCACGAGTCTTTTGTCTTTGATGAGCTTAAGCAGGAACGATGTAGGCTCATTTAGATGCTTTGGTCCCTGGTATATGAGTATGCAGTTTTCATACTCGTACTCATCCTCAAGCACTTTCACGATCCTCTTTGCCCTGTTTGGGTCGTAGCAGAAGGCTTCCATATTATCGATATCCTTGGACACGTCAGCGATGATATACTCATCATCAACACTGTTTCCTTCTGTCGCGGTGATCCATCCCTCATTTACCCATGACACGAGAGGAACGCGCAGATCCTTTTCTCTGTCGGCTACTGTCTCTTTGGGTATATAGAACTTCACATCTACGTGATACTCATCATCCTGCTTCCACACCATTGCAAAAGCGGTGAAGTCATCCCTTAGAGACATATCAAGCCCGCCAATAAATTTACCTCTCTTCGAGATGGATCCCTTGCAGGCGTCCCACATATGAAGCGGTATGAACGCCTCTGCCGCACTCGTCCACACATTGAGATACTTGACAAGGAAGTTGTTTAGCTTATCGGGTCTACCTCGTGCCTCTTTGGCTGCAAGGGCAAACTCCTCTTTGTCAACACTTACGCCATAGTTTGGGTTTGCCGCTTCCCAGACCTCCTCTTTGAAATACCACTCCGGGTCATCGTCTGGTTTTTTTGGTGCCTCTGCGATGAATGCAAAGAGAGAATCATCCTCTATCACGCCATCGAGTACTTTTTTAGAGTAGTCATATAGTCGGTATGCTGGAGAGGCGATATTGAAGCCTGCTGTAGTGATGCTCATCATAAACGGCTCTCTTCTTGCCATCTGTGAGGACTTCACAACATCCCAAAGGCTGTCATCTCTGTGTGCGTGATGCTCATCTGCCAAGCCAAAAGAGACATTGAGACCGTCCAGCGTATCCGAGTCTCTGCCAAGCGTATAAAGCTCTGTGTCACTCCTGTTGAACTTTAGCCGTCCGTACGACTCATTTGTATGCTTTTTTAGGTCGGGATGAGAGAGCAGCATATATTTTGCAGGGTTGTATGCCAGCTTCGCCTGATCTCTCTTTGTTGCAAAAAAAGCGACCTCTCCCCCCTGCTCTTCTCTCACAATCATATCTGCTATAGCACACGCAGACCCGAAGATCGTTTTACCGTTTTTTCTCGGCATAAAGATAAACGCTGTCCTAAACCTGCGCACCCATCTCCCGTCATCTTTTTTGCGCTGCCAGCCAAATAAGATGGCAATAACCTTCTTTTGCCACTCCTCAAGCACAATCTGTTCACCAGCCTTTGACCCTTTATAGTGCTTCAGTTGCTGTATGATAGTCACATACATCAAGCCGAGCTTTTTGTTGAAGCGGAGGTTTTGTTTTTCTCCTCGTTCTACAGCAAGCTTGTCGGCTTCGTGTCGGTCGAATGTTTTTTGGTAGTATGCGGAAGCGTTAGACATCTATATCCTCAGAAGAGCTTAGCTCCTCAACAACATCAAATAACGACTTTGTATCTTCTATTGTTCCAAGCTTCAGCGAAAGCCTCTGCCGTGAAGCTATTGTTAGACCGAGCTCTTTACCAAAATTTTTGATGTCATTTTTTAATGACTGCATCGCATTAAATTTCGGGTTAAGATACTCGCCACCTGTCTTTGGACTTATTAAAACTTCACCCTCTTCGTTAACCTCTTTTTCAAGTCTCAAATACCGCTGATAACTTGCTGCGTACGCAATGAGCATTGGCTCATCAGCAGTAGAGTAGTGTGCGCCAAGTTCCCTAACAATCTCTTCAACCTTCCGAACAGCAATCGTGTCAAGAATTGCTGTAGGACGTTCGACAGCAGACTGCTTATCATTAAACTTCGCAACCGCCGCTTTAACTTCTTTTGCTTTTGGGTCAAACTTCTCCCAGCCTTCATTTTTCGCAACACGCTGCACCATCATTGGGTATGTCCCATACTTTTTCGCAAGCTTCGTAAAGCTGCACTTGGTATTCTCATAATCCCATCTTGCAGACTCCCAGTCTATCTCTTCGAACGATCTGTACTTGTTATCTTTTGTTACACTCATACCCCACCCCCGTAAAAAGGACTTTGTGAAAGTTTAGGGCGGGCGTCGGTGTACGGTGCCAGGGTAAAATATTTCATACCCGCCCCTCCCTCTCTCTTGCCGCCCTCTTTGTCTTGGCGTTATGGCATGCAAGACACATACTTTGTAGATTGTCATCACACAACCTGCATCCACCATCTTTGATCTCTACAATATGGTCAACAATCTGTGCCGGATCCATACATACGACACATAGTGGCTCTGCACGCAAGTGCATAGCTCTTGCTCTCTTCCATGCAGCAGATTGATAAAACTTTGATACTTCTGTATTTCTGATTGTCTTGTCGTAGTGTTTTGATGATTGACGCTTGCACGATGGACACCCGTTTGTGTTGGCTTCATAAACACCATGAACTGGACAGATGCGTTTACTCATGCCACATCCCCTATCTCAAAGCTAAGCTCACCATCTGCCATCTTTTCTGCCAGACGCTTGATGGTGAGTTTGTACTCTTTACCAGTTTTAGTAACCAACACTTCTCTACCATCATCGTAAGTACCGGTGATCCACTCCCCGTTCACGTTTACTCTGATGTGTGTGCTGATGTATTTCAGATATTCCTGATTGGCAAGAAAATTTTTGAGATTGTATTTGTATTGGTTGTTTGTATCATGCGTGTAGAGATAGATCGCTCTTATCATCTCTTTGTGTGGTATATGTGTGTGCTTCATATACTCTTCAAGTGCTTCATCTCTTCTACCGGTGTTGACACCGTTCATCTTGTAAATAAAGAAGATGTTCTGAAACATCGCGCGCGTATTATTATCATCTATATTAAAGTCTTTGTTCGGTTGGTGGTGTTCGGTTCGTTCGGTTGTATCTTCACAACAACCGACTACACGGGCTTTGTCGCCGTTAGTTTCGTTCGGTTGTGAACGTTCGTTCCGTTCGGCTGACTTTTTGGCATAGCTGTAGTGTTGGTTATTTTTGAGCGTCCGGTGGTCATCAAATAGATCATTCTCTTTTTTAAATTCCTGCACCCAGTCCCACGCAGTACTCTTGCTCACATCCCACGCTTTAGCGTAGAAGCCAATGGAGTGGTGATCTCCCATCTCCATATCGTGCCAGTAGCTCATAAACGCCATTGCACGCTTGCGTTTGCCGCTCTGTAGCAGTTCGTTTACGTAATCAATGGGGTATATCCTGTAATTCATTCGCATCTACTCAACCTCTCAAATCATCGGCATGTCTGCATCGACATACTCTATCTCTATGCTCGGTGCACTCTTCTGAGGCACGATCTCTCTCTCCACGTCAAAGCCGCCAAGATGCTGCACAGCACCATAGTTGTCCTTTGACAGCCTAAACTTCCGCATGTGTGCAGAATGCGGGTCGAGCTTCTTCTCTCCACTTTGTGTCATATATATCTTGTCCATATCGTACACGCAGCGCACGGCATCGATAATAGCCCCTGCTCCTCTTGCCTTGCTCATCGTTCCGGCTTCACCTTTTTTTGAGTGGTGCAGGAAGATGATGATCTTATTCTCCGCCCGTGCCCAGTTCAAAAACGGCTGCATAAACACACGCGCCTGAGAGTTATCATTTTCATCACCGCCAAAGAACGCAAGCAGAGGGTCAATGACTATTACGTCATACTCCCTCAGCTCACGCCGCATCGTGTAGAAGCGTGGGCTCAAGCTGGCAGAGCGCCCGTGTGTCTCAAGTAGCAGCATGGGATCTTCTGTGCTGATGTCTATCTGTGTATCTTCCATACCCTTTTGACCAAGCAGCACCTCTTTACAGATAGCATCATATCGGCTCTTTACCACTCCTTCAGGATCTTCAGAGAGCCACAGAAAGACACGTTTGCTCGGATCTTCTCTCACGATCCGCACAGCAAGTTGCAGCACAAACCATGTCTTACCCGTCCCTCCAGGCGCGACCACCATAGATGTTGTCCCTTTCGGGAAAGGCAGCCAACTTTTACATACAAACTCCGGTGCACTCTCGACCGCATACGCCATGCTCTTACGACCTATGCGCACCGTGCCGCCCTCTGCTATGGCTTCCACGTGCTTGAGCGCAGCGTCTATCACCTTCTCCGCAGGGTCGCCATCCTCCATGACACGCTTCTTTATCATCGTAGCCACAGTAGCGAGTGACCGACGTTGCGACAGCTCCAGTATCTCGTCACAGTAGGCTTTTACGTTAGAGATAGGCGTAGCAGACAGCAGATCAAGCATCGCCACTTCATCCCATCTCTGTTTTTTCATCAGTGCACTCTTGACAAACTCCTCATCAACTGGCTTCTCTTCTCGTATCAGCCCGTGACACGATTCAAATAGTGCTTGGTGGAATGGTAGGTAGAAGTGTTCAGCTTGAAGTGATGCTATGATAGTGTTGCCCTGATCTCCGTACGGGTCGAACAGCAAAGAGGAGAGAATCGCTCTTTCGATGTTGAGATTGTAAAGCCCCTCCATTACTCACGCCCTTTGAGTATGTACTCTTTGTAGTTGCCGACATCACTGTGTCGTGAGCCAATGACGATGTTCCACTCATTACGAAGCTGGGCTATGCGTGTGCGCACGTTGTTGATCGGAAGACCGTTCGCGCCAAGCGGTCTTTGTCTGTAGTCATCTACCGTATGCCCCGCAAAGAGTGCGCGCAGCACAAAGTAGTTGTGTCCGCCCCGCTTGAAGTGTCCTCCGCTCTTGGACTTGAGCCTGTTCACCTGCTCATCGAAGCTTTGGGTGAAGTCAAACTTCACACCACTCTCTGCATTGCTTCCCCAGTCCCACTCTGCCATCACATCCTCCTCATCTCTTCGAGTCTGCTGTTTGCCATCGCGATGATCTCTTCCTGTTTTCTCATCGCTTCGGTCGCTTCCTTGATGATCGCTTCAAGCTCATCTTCGTCCAGCGTCTCGTCACGCAGCGCCATCTTTGCCGTCTTGAAACTCTCATC